CGCCAGCAATCTAAGAACTTCATAAGAAGCATAGCTTCATTTTCGCATTGAATATATTTTACGTTATCTTGCTTAGGAGTATAAGGTTGACCTCCTATAGCTACTATTTGATCGTTGAATTGTAAAGTGATAGCAGTTATTTCTTTATCTGCTTTTGTTATATCAGGGAAGCCTTCATCAGCTGCAACCTCTATATCTATATAGACGGTACGTATGATAGAACTATCGTATTCAAGGTCTCCCTTATAGTTATCGTTAATATAAGTATAGGCAAACATAGGCAAGCCATAGGTCTCTTTGCCTCTTATATCGCGATTTTCTTGAATATATTTTTGAGCCCAGTTAGGATTATCGAAGTCTTTTTTTAGAACGTTTCTTCCTTCAAGAGTAGTATAGCCAGTTTCTTGTCTTACTGGACCAACAAACAAATAAGGTCGACAAGGTTCTTCATAACTAAAACGTTTACCATCTTCATAACCACGATGAAGTATTTTAGAACCTCTTAACTGAACGTTAGTATAAAATTTCATAGAGTACCCACATATCGTACATAATATATTATATGAAACTTATTGACAGAAGTCAACTAAAGGCTTTAGATATTAAATAGAAACATGAAAGCATAAAACCTAAAGCTGATAATTGAACTAAAGATGCTATTGCTACAAACATTAGTTGTTTATCACCCCACCAATCAAGCTCATTCTTTTGCCAAGCTTCAGCTTCTTCTGGAGTAGCATCTACGGTTTTATTTAATTGAAGTTCGAGTTGTTGTTCGTATCCACTCATGACATTAGCTGCATCATCAACTGCTGAGGGAAGTTCTCTTTTCCAAGCGTCTAATCTTCCCATGCTGCTTCTGCTATAAAGTCTGATATACTTTGTATATCGTTATCTGATAACATGCCAGCTTGAGCCCACATAGTAGAGCTCATTGCACCTCTTTGTTCTCTATTTTTATATGCATATAGAGCTTCAGCAATATACTCTGAAGACTGCCCTGCTAATTTTGGGAACGCTCCAACTCCCTGGCCCTCCTGACCATGGCACGCCGCACAACCGGCCCATAACGGCCGTATTGATGAAAAGGGATCGGTTGCCGCTTCGGCGGCTTTAGCCTGAAGCTGTTCAACAACCGTTCCATGTACTTTAACATATTCTTCATAGCATTCGCCAGTACATCCTTGTACTCTTTCGTATCCTTTATATTCTAAATTAGCATAAGTAAAGCTAATTAATCCATACATAAATGCACAGATAAAAAGTGGAGTTGTAAAATTGTTCATTTATTGTTTAGATATTTTTTCTATATCTTCTTTCCAGGCTTCTGCATCTTTTATTGCTCTTAAAGCTCCGCCTGGATTACCATCAAGCATAATACCAGTCATCATTAGTGAATAGAGAAAACTTGGCATTAAATTCTTGATAAAGTTCATAGCTATATTATAGGGGTTATTGCCATTACACAAAAGAGAAACATAAGAACTAATGCAGTTATTTCGGCTGCAGATGTTATATCTTCCATGGTGATTTTTTGTGTATTTTCGATGAATCGTTTAGTCAATTCAGTCATAGCATTATACCCTTTATTAATATTATATTATTACTTTTATTTATAAGACGAAAAGGGTCAGCCACACGGACTGACCCAAAAAACATATAGTTTTTTTTATTTTATTCTGCTAGAAATGACTTCACAGAAATATCTTTTCCAAGTTCTATTTTCTGTGGACGTTTTTCTTCTGGAATAAACTTTTCTAATTGAATAGAAAGTACTCCATCAACAACATCTGCCCTCTTTACAATTACGTCAGCATTAAGAATAAAGGTCTTTACAAAGTCTTTTGTAGAGATACCTTTGTGCTCATAAGCAATATCTTCCTTACTGCCTTTATCACCAGTTACCTCAAGCTTATTTTCTTTAAGCTCTATTGAGATATCTTTTTTACCAAATCCAGCTATTGCTAGTTCAATTACGAAATGCTCATCATCAATCTTTACAATATTGTAAGGTGGGTATGATGGGTTATTAAGATGTTTAGCTCTGTTAAGTTCTTCAAAAACGTTATCAAAGCCAACTGAGAAAGTCCCGAATTGGGACAATAGGTCTAATTTTGTCATTTTTATCTCCTAAAAATTAGCAAGTTAAATTCAGGCCAGATTATTCTGCACCTGTAATAATATATAGGCATCCTTTATAAAAAGTCAACTACTTCCAGATAACTTCTTTAAAATTTTCTTTTGGTAATCCCCAGAAGTTTTGCTTCCAGTCTGATTGCTCAAAGAATCCAAGATGATGCCATTGGTCTTTCTTGGATAGCATTTCACCAGCTTTTCGATCGAAGTCAGTATTTAATACTATATCTTCTACTTGATTCTGATGCATTAATACTCTATCAGGATGAAAGTTATCCCATTCGAAATGTAATAACTCAAAAACATTACCATCCCAATCAGCATAATCTATACTTAAATCAACACCCCATTTAGATCTCATTTGAGTAAACTTATGAAATATAGGATGCTCTTTAGCTTTTTCTTTTAATTGTTCTAATGCTTCACCTGCAAAGCCTCTTCTAAAATATAAGTCAGCATGATTAAGATGAGGTCCATATGTCTTAGGTTCTTCATCTATAAACCAAGGTGCTTTACAAGTATATAAGTATCTATGTTCTTTTGGCTTATAACCATTAGCTTTAGCATATGCTTGCTCGACTAATGTTAAGTCATAGCCATTCTGGTCATATAATGATAGGTCTTTAGCTGTAAAAGAGTCAAGTATAGATTGCTCAATAGGTTCAACCCAATGATGAGTAACATCAAGAGTATTATTAGTCTTAATTAATTTCATAAGGCGGAGCCACTTAAACGCTCGCAGGCCGGCCAAAATGGTTTAAGATGGCCCCTTTTATAACTTCTTACCGATATTATATTTTGCTACGAGATCCCATTCATTCTTTTCTTTAAATGGAATAATTTTTAATTTACTAACTGGAATCATAGGCATTTCAATTTTAGCTTTGTCTACTATTTGAAGTAGTCCCCATTCTTCTAATAATTTTGCTATGCAATTCCTTCTACCCTCGTCTTCGTCAGTAAAATCAGATGGCTTGCCATCAAGTGAGAAGAGCTCTTTAAAGTGTACTATGTAATATTTTCCCTGCTTATGTAGAATATGGCAGGATTGAAAAAGAGTTTTAGTTTTTTTAGACGCAACACCCATTCGTGTTAACGTTTCTTTTATCTTAAGAAAATCGTCATCAGCCTTTAGTTTGATCTCGACCATTTTCTCTATTATGTTGTCCATTCTGTCCCTTTTGTAATTTTTGTTGAAGTGTTTCGATTTGATCAGTGCTTAGAATTTTAAAATATTCAAGCGCTTTCGATTCACTACATTTATAATACTCTCTAATTACATTCACCTCTTCATTGTTGGCTTTATGCCATTTACTAAAACGCTTGCGAGGTCTAATACTATTTATGAGATAGTCATATGCGAGCTTATTGTCTATATGAGTTCGCATGTTGATCTCATTAGCGTAAAGGACAGTATCTGGAAAGTATGACAAGCCTCTATTTACCATATAAGCAGGATAACCTTTTTCTGAGTCTTCGTCAGGCATTAGATTATTCTTTTTATATGATATAGAATTTAAATAATCAAAGGGGTTTGTCATCTTTTATTAATCCAAGTAGCTCTCTATATTTTAAATCCTTTTTAAGTCTTTCTATATAGATAGTTGCATCCATAAGTTCTTCTTGCAGATGATTAAGCCACTCTCCTAAAGTTAAATCTTTTCTATCTGTATTAGTATTATATTTTTCAAAGCCAGTCTTTTCACGAGCTTCATACTTCGCTATAACATCTAATACTTGTTGGTCTCTATTTGAGCTCACAGTTCACCATTATTTCAGCTAAGCATGCTGCCATATTTAACTCATGGTCAGCAACGAAAGCAGCCTTATATTGATAGTCGGCTAGTATTAAGATAAGCTGAGGTACTGAATTACTTTTAAATAAATCATTAGCACTATTATAAAACGTTCTAAATATTCTAGTAGAGTCGTTATTAATATTTTCAGCTACCCATTTACGTACATTAGTAAAGTTTTTAGCCTTCATATACGAAACTAAATTCTTTATAGAGACATCTTGTAAGTCTGCTAATATACCAGAGTCAATACTTCCAGTAGCAGAATATCTTTGAAGCTCATTTAGTACTCTTCTCCAATCAGGAAAATGCTTTTGAATAAAAGCAGCTACAACCTTTTCATCATAGGTTATACTTTCCATTTCTAGAATAGCTTTTATCTTTTCAAAAAACTCAGCAGCTAGTTTAGGCTTCTCTTGTGACTTAATACTAAAGTCTATAACAGAGCATCTACTATGCAATGGACTTATTATTCTATTTTTAAAGTTACAAGTTAAGATAAAGCCACAGTTCTTAGAAAACTCTTCCATGAAGTTTCTAAGAGCAGGCTGAGTAGAGTTAGCGTTTAAGTAGTCAGCCTCATCGAGAATAACGTACTTACGTCCACCTTGAAACGATACCGAGCTAGCAAATTGCATTATCTCGTTTCGTAAGGTATCAATATTACCATGCATAGAACCATTTATAATAATATAATCTGCTTTAAGTTCTTCTAGCATAGCTCTAGCGACGGTAGTCTTACCGACGCCAGGGCCTCCAGATAGGATTAAATTAGGTATATTATCTTGATCTATAAACTGCTGAAATACAGTCTTAAGTTCATAAGGTAATACAGTATCATTTATTTTACGGGGGCGATACTTTTCCACCCATAGGAATTCTTCACTTTGATTCATAATATAATTATATAATTACTTGGTAAGATATTCAAGTACAGCTTCAGGAGTTGATTCTTCATAAGGATCTAGCTTATGATCATCTTGTTGTCCATCTTCTGAGAATAACTTTTCAAGTACACCGTTAGTAATAACAGCTGCGTATCTCCAAGACCTAACTCCAAAACCTAGATTGTCTTTTGCTACAGCCATACCCATTTGATCTGTGAACTCACAAGAACCGTCAGGTATCATTTTTACTTTTTCAATACCTTGAGCTTGAGCCCATGCATTCATAACAAAAGTATCATTAACTGATAAGCAATAGATATCATCTATTCCAGCTTCTTGAAACTGAGAGTACATTGACTCAAAGCCAGGTAGCTGAAAGGTAGAGCAAGTTGGTGTAAAGGCACCAGGTAATGCAAATAGAACTACTTTTTTATTACCAAATAGTTCATAAGATGTAACCTGCTTCCAATCACCATCTTCACGAGTCTGGAACGTAACAGCAGGTACAGCTTGACCTTCTTCTACGTACATTTTAGCTCCTCTTTTCGAATGTTGAATTAGACTCTGTAGCTACCCAATACTCTACTTTCGGTCCGTATGTATTAGATGAAGTAAACTTAGCTATACCTCTTTCAGAAACTTGAATAATATAACTAAGGTTAAGTAGCTTCAGATTTTCTACTTTAAATATAAAAGTAAACTCGTCATTAGTTTCACCAACTTCAGATGAATAAACATCTGCAGTAGGGTTCTTACTATCAATAGCACTTAGATGAACTTCACCAGAACTACCTATAAGAGCAATCTCAGGTAATTGCATTACGGAAGCAGCTCTAAGTACTTGTTGTATTTCTGCCCAAGTCACATCAACAGTAACTTCAGGCTCAGGAAAATTAATTTCTTTTTCAGGAGGAGTAATTATCATCTGCGGATCAGCAAACGTATAATTAATCTTTTTCTTTTCTTTAGATACCGTTACCATCTTATCATTGAAGATAAGTTCTGGTTCATCGAATAAAGAAAGCACACCTAAAAATCTATTTAGGTCATATATAGCCCCGCCAGACGGAAAGGTTTCTTCTACTGTAGCTTTAGCCATAACAGTCTTCTGAGGACTAACAGTAGTCATAACCTCACCAGGCTTAAATTGTATAGAAGGGTTTATCTGCGCAAAGTTTTTAAGCACATTTATAGTTTGTTCACTTAGTATCATAATATAATTATATCCTTATTTCTTAGGAAGTGCAACTTGCTTTTTCTTAATCTGCGATTCATCTGCAGTAGCGCTTGCACCAATGTTAGCTAGATCTTGTAATGTACCACTAAAGACATAAGACCCAACATGCTGTAATCCCATCCAAGGACATAGCCAGATTTTACATCCTGCCTTTCTTACCCATTGACAGAACATATAATCCTCTGAAAGATATCTATTAGAATATTCAGGTCTATCAATACCTTCTCTTTTTCTTTCAGCTGAGAACCATAATTTAACATCTTCAGGTTTAGCATCTGGATATTCTTCAAAGAACTTTTCTAGCTCTAGTTCCATGTTAGTATACTTATCGTCAATTAAAGCATCAAAGTAAGCCATGATTTCTCTTGATCCATCAAACTCTGCCGTTCTTACATGGTCTGGTTTATATAACATATTAGGATATGCTTCATTAAATCTTTCAAAGGTAGCTCTTCTTATCATCATAAAGCCTGTACCACCTTCTAATACTTCAGCTGGTTGATCTAGCTTAATAGTATTTTGACCTGCTACAGGATTAAAGACATAGTCACCAACAAACTTAGATAGCACCTCTGCATCTTCATCTGCTATACCAGTATCTACAGCTTGCTTAATTTTTTCCCATGATATACATTTCTTAGGATAAGGTCCGCACATGATATCATGAGGCTCACCATTATTAAGATCGGGATGACCATCAGACATAGCAAGCATTGCTATAACATCATTAGCATTGAATCCAATATCACTATCAATAAACATTAAATGAGTACAATCTGATCTCATAAACTCATCAGCACAATAGTTCCTAGCTCTTGTGATAAGCGATTCATTGAATAGGTAATAAAACTTAAGTTCTATTCCATAAGCTTTAGCTAAAGCAGCTAAGTCATTAGTAGATTTACAAAACATTCCAGCACATTGACCACCATACATAGGAGCAGCTACAAAGAGCTTCTTTTTTCTTAGTTCTTCAATCTGGATTTGTATATTCATTACTTACCTACTTTAAATACTACAAGCTCAGCTATATCCATTCCTGGTTGTACGAATACTTCACCACCTGATACATTTAATTGTCCTACTATTAGTCCTTTATAACCTGGCTCAAGTATTTGCGTACTAACACTACAGCCTGCAGCTAAGAACTCATCATTAACTATTAGCATACCTAAATGTCCTTCAGGAATATTAGCATATACATCACTAGTAAATTCATAAGTACCATGAAACATATGATAGAGTTCTCTTTTCTTTTCTGGATCACCAGGATCTATCATCATCTGCATTTCATAAGTTTCTCTTTTAAGAGTCTGATCTTCGGTCTTCACAAACGGATTACCTTGAAAGCCTCTTATCGTTTTTGCATTAACAGGTACACTATATCCAGTACCATCATCAACACCGTTAACCATTTTTATTGGATCAACAATCATATACTTCTCCTATACGTATTTTTTATCATGTTCTTTAGTTAAGCCATAACTACCATCATACATTGATAGAGCTTCAGCATCAAATAAAAGGAATTGACCTAGTCTAGTTCCTCTTTTTACATCAAATCGTCCAGAAGTAACATGCAATGCTCCTGCCATGACTCCTTCATAACCGCTATCATATAAGCCAGAGGTTATAAAGACACCATTTCGATTTAAGGTTGATCTTGTAATAACAAAGCCAGCGTCTCCTTCTGCTATTGTTACTATATTTTGAAAGGTAATTTCATAAGAACCTTGCTTTAGTCTGAAGTAGCCATCTACGTCAGGCTCTATTAGACTAGAACCTCTATGCAATTTTTGTTCTTCTGAAAGTATAAAAGGGCTATCGTTTATCTCAAATATTTTATCTAGTCTGAGATCGACAGCATTAGGTTGAACATCGCCTTCTTTGATGTTACTTAGTTTAGAATTATTAGATTCACTTGCAATATTTTTCATTATATATTCCCAAAATAATATGGATTCTCTTTAGTAGTAAATGAGCTTACTTCATTAAGAGCTTTGGTAGTAAAGTTTATTTTTAAAACTTTATTAGGTTCAGTACTAGTTCCATTTTCGAACTTAGTACTAGATATATTTAGCTGATCGTCTACAAACATCGGAGATATTTCATTACGAAAAAGATATAAATCTTTATCAAAATATCTAAGACAGCTAAACGTACCATCAACCTCACTCAGCTTATCCCAACCTACATTAGTTAGTAGGTTATGCAATAGACCTGAGTCCCAGGATTGAGAAGTTTCAAAGTAAGCTTGTACGGTACTTACATACTTCTCTTTTAGAATACCGTTATGCCAAAGAAGATCATGTCCATCTGTACGTACGCTAGGATGAATACTTTCCTCGGCAGAGGCCCCGGTAGTCGGTGCTTGGATGTGACCAATATAGTACATCCCACGGGTCATCTCCAGACCTTCTAAAGTGAACGCACCTAGACATTTTCGCCTCATAATAAGTTGTTGAGTCGTTGTATTATATTCAGATAACGAATATGAGAGTTGTCCTCTATATGCATTAATTTCAGCTAGTTCTTCTAACTTATCTAAGTCATAACTACCAAAAATTGCACACATATTTATGTCACCTCATATTTACTTACTGCATATTCCCAACTAAAGGAATCAACATACTCAATAGGATCCTTATAACCTGCTCTTACAAAGTTCATTATTCTTTCAGCACAGGAAGGACATATACCACAAGATTTACTATCTTTAGGATTATAGCATGTAATAGTACTCGATAGCAACTCTTCCTTACCCATCTCATAAGCAAGATCTATTTCTTGCCTTTTAGATAATTCACTAAATGGAGCTATAACTTCCACTTTATGAGTTCTATTTTGTACTGCTACTGCATTTAAACTATCTACAAATCGTTGAGAAGTATCCCAATAACCATATTCATCATGAACTTGAAGTCCAGTAAATACATGAGAAGCTTTCGCTACTTCGGCTACTGACATAGTCAACGATAGCATAATTAAGTTACGAAAAGGTACATAAGTTGGCGGCTGAGGATCACCTAATACATCTTTTATATTAGGCATTTCAACATCAGTACCACCTATATTAGCTGACATAGGTTTAGCTATATCACCTAATATTTCTAAATTAAGTATCTTATGTTTTATTCTTAACTTATTAGTTAACTCAAACGCTTTCTCTAATTCTATTCTCTGCTTCTGGCCATAGTCGTAGCTTACTGCAGACACTTTATCTGCACCGTACTTTTTAACTAATAACATAGTCATTACAGATGAATCTAAACCACCGGAGAGAACGGCTAAGACGTTCTTATTAGTATCTGGTAATCTATCTAAAGCTTCGTTTAAGTTCATAGTTTCTTTACACCTAGTACATAATTTTCGCAACAGTCTTCAGCCCAATATTCTGATTTACCAGGATAAGTTTCTCTTGCAACTTCTTTACCATCTACAAAAAAGATAGCTCCATAACAGCCATTATCTATAAAAGTCTTTGCTGTCTTTTCACCATCCATATATTCGCTTAAAAATTGTTCTGCCATTATTGCCTCGGTGTTTTTCTATGAGGTACATCTGAGTCTATAAGACCAGGTACTACCTCATTAAGTAGCTTCGGTGAGGAAGCTCTTACAGGGTTAATATCTATACCACCTCTTCTAGTATATAAACATGCTACTAAAATTTCGGTATCATCAGCTAATAAGTCTCTTAGCCTTGTATAAATGCATTCGCATATCTCTTCATGAAAATGATTCTCTTTTCTCATACTAATTATATAACGCATTAACGATTCGGGCGTTACACAATCCTCACCTTGTATATGAATAAATACATCACCCCAGTCAGGCTGATTAGTTATTCTACAATTAGATCTAAGAGCACTAGACGTAACTTGGAAAGGCATAAAGCCTAACATAGGAGCATGCTCTAGTATATTAGGATCTTCTTCATAATGAGTAAATTCTATCGTCTCTAAGTCAATTAAGTTTT